TCGGCCTCGCGCCGCGCAGCCTCGGTCGTGTACTCGGTCTCCACGCGCACCCGGCCGACCTTCGTGACCCGGGCGAGGCGCATGGAACCGCGGCTCCGCAGGACGACCAGGTCGCCGCGGCGGAGGCTGAAGCTGAGGTCACGCACGCGGGTCATCTTCGACCACTCCGAGAAATCGACTGTGCGGCATGGCATCGTTTCGGTCTGCATTTTCGGCTCCTGTGTCGTCGTCGTCTTCATGTCCACAGAATAGACGATAAGGGTAGGCCTGTCAAGTATCTGGACGCAATCTTTACAAATGCGGTGACGGCATGAAGATCCTCTGGCTCGGCAACACCCCCTGGGCGCCATCAGGGTACGGCTCACAATGCGCGCTGTTCGTCCCGCGGCTCCAGGCCGCCGGCCACGACGTCGCGATCGCTGCCAACTGGGGACTCCAAGGCGCACCGCTCACCTGGAACGGGATCAAGGTCTGGCCCTCGGACGGCGTCTGGGGGAACCGCACCATCCGCACCTACCAGGACGCACACGAAGCTGACCTCACGATCGCCCTGTGCGACGCGTGGGTGTTGAAGCCGGACGACTGGCCGGACGGAACCCGTATGAGCGTGTGGGCGCCCGTCGACCACTACCCACTCCCCGCCCGTGTCCTCGGCGTATTGGCGCAGGACCAGATCCAGCCGATCGCGATGTCGAAGAACGGCGCGAAGCTGATGCGCGAGGCCGAGCTCGACCCCGTCTACGTCCCCCACGGCGTCGACACGCAGGTGTTCCGGCCGCAGCCCGAGTTGCGGAAGATCGTCAGGGACGGGTTCGGCTGGCCCGAGGACGCGTTCGTGATCGGGATGGTCGCCGCCAACCGCGGAAACCCCGCCATCCCCCGCAAAGGCTTCCCGCAGGCGTTCCACGCGTTCAGCCAGTTCGCCCGCGACCGCGACGACGCGTACATGTACGTTCACACCGAGGCGAAACAGGACGCCGCCGGCGGCGGAATCTCGTTGGACAAGCTCGCCGAAGTTGTCGGCACCCCGCCCGGCCGGATCCGGTTCCCGATCCAGGAAAGCTGGGACATCGGGATCGGGCATGACGTTCTCGCCGGCCTGTACCAGGCGTTCGACGTGCTGCTGAACCCGTCGATGGGTGAGGGGTTCGGCATCCCGATTGTTGAGGCGCAAGCGTGCGGCGTCCCCGTCATCGTCAGCGACCACAGCGCCATGAGCGAGCTGTGCGGCGCCGGGTGGCTCGTGACCGGCGACCCGTGGTGGGACGCGATGCAGGAAGCGTTCTTCATCGTCCCCGCCATCGACTCGATCCACGCGGCGCTCGAGGCCGCCTACGAGGAGCGCGGCAACCAGGAGATGCGAGAGCACGCGGTCAAGTTCGCGCAACAGTACGACGCCGACCTCGTCACCGTCGAACACTGGCTGCCCGCCCTCGAGAAGCTCGCCGCGACGCCGAAACTCACGGAGATCCCCGCCGCGCAGAACGGGATGAACCGGGCGGCCCGCCGCAAGCTGCAGAGGGTCAAATGAGAGTCGGCTGGCTCGAGGACCCGTCATACCGTGGCGGCGCGGAGCTCGACGGTGAGGCGTTGCGCGCGGTCTGCCCGCACGACGTGGAAATGCTCTTGCCCGGGGAAGTCGACCTCGACCTGAGCATCGAGCTCTACGTGGTCGGCAACTGCGTCCACTACACGATCAACGACATGCTCAGTCTTCCGGCGCGGCGCTCGGTGCCGATCGTGAAGATCGTGAACGACGCGTGGCGGTACGCGATGGACCCCAGGACGCGCGACTTCCTCATCGAGCGCGCCGACCTGTTCATCCTCCGCAGCCCGTTGCACCAGGACCGGATCCGCTGGCCGATCCCCGACGACAAGGTCCGGCTGCTCCCCTCGTGGGTTGACCTCGACCGTTTTCCCGGGGAATCCCAGGGCCGCGAGGACCGCGTGTTGTGGCTCGCGAACGTCGAGAGCGCCGAACGGCTCGCCGGCCTCAAAGCCGTCCGAGCGTGGGCGGAAGATCATGACATCCCAATGGACGCGTACGGGCGTGGCACCCTGAACGGGCCGGTCGACTACGACGAGGTGCCGAACCTGATGGCGTCGCACCGCTGGTACGGGCACGCGATGGGCCACAACGACTACGAACCGTACGGCCGCGCGACCGTCGAAGCCTGGGCCGCCGGGTGCAACCTGATCGTCGGCCAGGAGATCGGCGCCCTCTGGTGGATCGAGCACCACCCCGAAAAGCTCGCGACCGCTGCGGAGGACTTCTGGACGGCTGTGGAGGAAACGTGCCTCGTATCAGTGTGATCATCCCGACCATCCCCGGCCGCGAGGACATCCTCGGCCGCTGCCTCTCAGCGTTCAACCTCTGCAGCGACGGCGCCGACATCCAACTCCTCGTCGTCGACAACAAACCCTCGTGCGGCGAAGCCTGGATCGAAGGAGCAGAAAGCGCGGACGGCGACTACCTGCTCCTCTTCGCGGACGACCTCGAGGTCACCGAAGGCTGGTGGCCGCCGCTCGTCGAAGCCTGTGATCGTGGAGTCCTCCCCTGCCCGATCGTGCGGAACGGCAACGGCACCCTACAGTCCGCCGGCGGCGACCTTGGCGCGATGAACCACCTGCGCGACTACGTCGGCGACGACTGGGACGAGGTCGGCTTCACCACCGTCCCTTTCCTCAGCCGCGAGCAGTGGGACGCGATCGGGATGATCCCCGTCCACTACTTCAGCGACGTCTGGGTTTCAGCGCGCGGCCGTCAGCTCGGGATCGTGACGATGCTCCGCACCGGCACCTGGATCATCCATCACAACCACCACGCTGGTCGCAAACACTCGCACGGGGACGACGCGGCCACGTACGAGAGGAGTCTGTTGGAGGCGACAGCAGCATGAGAATCCTTGTCACCGGCAGCGCCGGGTTCATCGGCCAGCACCTGACGAACGAGCTCGAAGGCGCCGGGCATGAGGTCGTTCCGTACGACCGGCACTACGGATCGGCGCAGGACATCCTGAACTACCCAGCCCCGTTCGCTGTCTGCGTTGAGCGCGGCGACCTCGACGTGGTCGTTCATCTGGCGGCGAAGGTCGGCCGGTTGTTCGGCGAGGACGACGTTCAGCGGACCGTCACGGACAACGCGGGGATGACCGCGATCGTCGCGCAGGCGTGCGGGGCGGCTGGGGTCAGGTTGGTGTACGCGTCCACGTCGGAGGTGTACGGCGACCAGCACAACCGCATGTGCGTCGAGGACGGCCCGCTGAACCTGCCGCACAACATCTACGGGCTCAGTGAGCGGTGGGGCGAAGAGGTCTGCAAGCTCTACGCCCCAGACGAACTTACCGTCTGGCGGATCTCGATGCCATACGGGCCAGGCCACCCGCCTGGACGCGGCAGGGCGGCGATGACGAACATGCTCTGGCAGGCCATGAACCGCGAGCCGATCCCGGTCCATGAGGGGGCGGAGCGGTCGTGGTGTTGGATCGGTGACACCGTTCGCGCGATGCGCCTCACAATCGAGGAGACCGACGGTGGGGTGTGGAACATCGGCCGCGACGACAACGCCACCCCGATGCTGGCGATCGCGACGATGGCGTGCGACATGACCGGCGCCAACTCCGCCGACCTCGTCGAGCTGATCCCGGCGCCCGCACGGCAGACCGTCGTGAAACGATTGAGCACGGAGAAGATCCGCAGCCTAGGCTGGCGGCCAGAGGTCGAGCTGGAGGAGGGGATGGCGCGCACCCTCACCTGGATCAACAACCACGTCGCGTCACAAGCACTAACAGCAGGAAGGGAGGAAGGCTAAACGATGGCGAAGTATCTGAACACGAAAGTGAAGGTCGTCGTCGCAGGACGTGACCTGTCGGACCATGCGTTCAGCGTCGACACCCCCGACGAACGCGAAGAGGTCGACGTCAGCGGATTCTCCGCAACCGGCACCAGGGAGTTCCTGCCCGGAACAAGGGACGCGTCGATCGAGATCGGGTTCCTGCAGGACTTCGGAACCAACAGTGTCCATCAGACGCTGAACCAGCTGTACACCGCGGGGACGCCGTTCCCGATCTACGTGATGCCGGACATGACCGCCGGCACGTCGGCGACGAATCCGCTGTACGGTGGCACCGCGAGCATCTTCAC